ATTTATTCGTTAGCAGCTGATGAAGCTAATGCATCATATAGAACACCAATCACAAATGCCTTAACAAAAGTTAATAGCTTAACAGGATATACTTATAAATACAATACGGCACCAAATGCTAAAAGTTATACTGGATTATTAGCTAGTGAAGTAATGGCAGTTTTGCCAGAAGTAGTATCAATATCTCCAATCGATGGAAGTTCAAATATAGCATATGCTAATATAATAGGATTATTAGTACAAAGTATAAAAGAATTAAAATCTCAATTAGATGCATTAAAAACTACACCTTAATATTTAACTTTCTAAGAATAGTATTATAAGTTCTATTATCGAATGGTGTTTTACCATTTTCAATATTTGTGATAAAATCCGATTTAATAGTTGGACTAATCAATTTACTTAATTGGGGTTGTGTTAATCCTTTAGCAGTTCTAGCATTACGAATAATATCAATTTGTTCCTGTGAATATTTAAGGACTTTTGGTAATTCATCAGTATCATCTACTTTTTTTATATGAATATTGGTTTTAGCATTAATATCAACATTCGTTTTTTGTTTATTTTTAGTTAAAACAACAGGTTTAAAATCTTGAAATGATTTCCATTCAGTCATTATTATTTATTTATAATAATTATTTTTTATATAGGATATTCGATAAAATGATATAAACAATAGGAGATATAATAGAAATAAAAATAAATGGCTACTAAACAAATTATCGATAAGTTTGTATCATCAGTAGATACTAGTGTTAATTATTCAGTAAGTGATCTAACTAAACTTCTCAAAGAAGCTTATAAGAATTCTAAAACTCATACAGCATCTGGAGAAGTAAAAGTGAAAAAACCACCATCCGCATATAACCTCTTCATTAAAGAGAAGATGGCAGAGCTAAAGAATGATGGTTGCAATCCAACTGAGCGAATGAAAAAGGCTACAGAACTATGGAAAGATGAAAAAGCAAAAAATCAAACAGCGCCTGAAGTTTAATTAACAATCAGCTAAAGTTGCTCTAACACGCATAATAGCTAATCCTAATCGATTTGTTCCTTTCCATTCATTAATATTAGTATTTAATGTATCTGTGATATTAAGTCCATTACCCCAAATAGAATCGTATGGAGAACATTCCACGATCAATTTATCACCCGTTAAAAGTAATTTATTTTTTAATTCCAAATTTTGACTAAATTTAGCAAGATTTGCGTCATATACAATTTCATCTGCAATAGTATTCCATTTAGTTTCGTCGAAATTTTTAACAGTTCTTCCTAATTTCTTTTGTTCTTTAGGTTCTGATGATTTCATAATAAGATCTGCAGTTTCATAATCGCCGAATAATAATGCTTTTTGTTCCATCATAAATTGCTCACAACAATTATAAATTTTATTATTGATTTTGAATTCAACGATATGCCACTGTGATAAATAACCTGATTTGAAATAAACTCCGTTATCGTTTTCATAAAACTTTTCGTTGTGTGATGACATGATTAATTATAAATAAAACATAATAATAATGTTTCATTTTTTTATAAAAAATGATTATAATATTTATATTTACTATTATATGTCATTAGAAATTAAATATACAAAAAAAGAATTAATTAATTCTATTAAAATTGATTGTTTAAAAAAAGGATTGAAATATGATTATGTGAATAAATTATCAAAAGATGAATTAATTGAAATTTTGAAAAGTAATAAAATTGCGTATATTAATTATGAAACATTAAAGAAGGAAATAATAATGACCGAAAGTTATAATAAAAATAGGGATATTATAGTAGGAAATTTTATTAAATATGAAAATATACCATATAGTACAATTAAAAATATTACTCCTGATACTACTAATGACGAATTATTAGAAATTATAAATAAACATAATTTACATTATGAAGAAAATTTCACAAATATCAAAGAATTTGTTTATAATCTTTATAAAGTATATTTGAAATTTATTAATGCATCTGCTATTAAAAACGAATGCGAATATATAACTTTACCAAGTATATTAAAAGCATTTAAGAAGTTCCAACAATCTCCTTAAATCGTTTTATAAAGGTAGCAGAAGTAGATTTAAAATCAACGATGGGTTTATAATAACTATCATTATTTTTTGTTTCCCATTCTAATATAATATTATTGGGAACATTACGCAATTCAGGAATCCATTTTTTAATATATAAACAGTCACGATCATATTTCTTTAATTGGGCAGTTGGTGAAAATATGCGAAAATATGGTTGTGAATCAGCACCCATAGATGCACACCATCTCCAACCGCCATTATTAGACGATGGGTCATAATCTACTAATTTAGATGCGAAATATTCCTCACCTTTTCTCCAATCTATTAATAAATTTTTTACTAAAAATGATGCAACAATCATTCTACATCTATTATGCATCCAACCACATATATTCAACTGTCTCATAGCAGCATCTACTAAAGGAAAACCAGTTCTACCATTTTTCCACTTTTCATAAAAATCAGGATTATTATCCCATTTAAAATTTACCGATTTTTCAAATACAGTAGGAAAATAATAACTAATTATTGCATAAAAATCGTGCCAAAACAACTCTCTAATAATACCATGTGTTAATGGTAATAAATAATAAACCTCGCGAATACTAATACAACCAAATTTAATATAAGCACTCAATTTAGTCGTTTTATCTAAATAAGGATATTCACGTTCTGTATCATATTTAGCAAATTTACCATTCGCCAAAGTTTTTAAAATACTTAATCCATTACTTCTACCACCATTAACAGATATTAATTCGTTATTTTTAGGTTTATATAATTTCTCCATTTCTTTAAAACTATGCGAATTTGTATCTTTTATGAAATTATCATAATTAATATTAACAATTGCTCGTGGTTTTTTAATAATAGATTTCTTATAGAATGGTGTAAATTTCAAATAAGGTTTTTTATCATCTTTTGTAATTTCACCCATATTATGTAAAGTATAATCTTCATGACTTTCAATATTAATTTTATTTATATTAGCCCATTTTTGAATTACCATATCTCTTTTTTTTGCATATGGCGTATAATCTTTATTATATGCTATAACACTAAATTTATATTTATTATGAAGTTTCTCAATTACTTCAATTTCATTTGATGTATCATAAAAATTAATATATGATAATTCTTCTAAACTTTCAAACATAAATTGGACAGCATTAGAAGAATAATATTTATTTATTTTTGGATTAATTTGATATTTATTAAAAATAAATATTGGTAGTATTTTAGCAGTAGGATAAGTTTTTTTAATTTCATATAAAGAAGTATTATCTGTTAGTCTCAAATCGCGACGAAATATAAATAAGATATTCATTATATTAATAATATATGATACATTTATTATCGTTTGATATTGGCATTAAGAATATGGCATATTGTTATGCAACAATCGATACTGATTTTAATATTAAAAAAATAGATAAAGTAGATTTAAATTGTAAAAATAAAGATATTCAAAATATTATTAATAATACAATCGAATTTTTAGATGAAATAATGAGTGGATTATTTATTATTGATGAGGAATTAGTAATTTTAATAGAATGTCAAATGACATCCATTATGAGATGTATTCAAACTACTATAAATACTTATTTTAAAGTTGTTGCAAAACATCAACAAATGAATATTAATACTATTTATGTATCACCTAAACATAAATTAAAAATAATTGATAAATATGGTGAAAAAATAGTTAATGATAAATATAAACAAAATAAAATAGATGCAGTATTTTATACAAATCATTTATTAACAAATATATATAAAAATGATGAAGTATTAGCTATTATAAATAGCAATAAGAAAAAAGATGATTTATGTGATGCATTTTTAATGTGTGTATATTATTATGAAAACAAATTATAAAAATATTCTAATATATATAGAATATGTATTCAGACGATGGAGGTTATAAACGTCATAGCGACGATGATTCTACTAGTAAATCAACAATTACAGTAGATGATTCAGAAGCCGCTAATAAAGCATTAAAAGCATCTTTTATTACTTTTGGAATAGTTTATGTATTTTTTTCGATATTTGCATTTATATGGGTAGTAATAGGATTTGTAGCATTTTTAGCATCTTTAGTATGTATGTTTTATCAGGGTTCGCCAACAGATAAGGCTGTTGGATTATTATTAGCAATAATAACTGGTCCGTTTTATTGGTTATATTATATATATAATATGAATTATTGCACACGATCTAAAAGTTATTAGATATAACATTTAATTGTTTAATGATATCTTCATTATATTCGATAATTTTATTTTTTTCTATTACATTTGCTAATTGTAACCAGAATTTATCATTCTTAAACTTACTATTTATCTTATCTATTTTTTTTGTTTTTTTATATAACCATTTATACATCTTAACATAATCATTTTCATCTTTAAATGGACAAATCAAACCATTACATGATTCTGGAATAACATCTAATGGTATATGCATCCTTATATCACAAAATGCCTTAAATTGATATGGTCGACAAAACAATTGTAGATTATTATTATCATTATATACATTACTATCATCAATAATTATATAATCGGCATTTTTAATTTTAATTTTAGATTTTATTTTATCAATAGATTTAACCCAATATGAAACTTTCTTCGACTTAGTGCAATCATTTCTAGTAAAAATAGGACGATTAAATTTAATATCATTTGCTTTTTCAATTAATTTTATTTCAGTATTTGCCCATTCGTATGTAGATGCCGTATAAACATAAAAATAAACATTTTCTTTATACAATTCGCGCAGTTTTTTTATAAAATAAATAAAATATGGGCGTATCAATTTAGAATTTTCTTTATAGAATGGTAATAAAACCTTGCTAATATTCATATTATACATACGAGCAATATTCCATAATTGCGATTGATATATACAATTGCCTATAATTGTTTCATCTAAATCAATAATAAATACATACTTTTTAATCATTATCTAATTATTATTTATATACAAAAATTAATAAACATTATTATAATAGAATAAATGACGGATAGTAAATGTAAATTACCTCCTTTTTGCGAATATTCTAAAAAAAAACAAAAATGCATAAAACCAAATCCATATGTAGAATATATAGCTAAGTGTAAACGTGATAATATTAAACTTGATGATTGTAAAAAATTATATAAATTAAATAAAGCACATGCTATTCAAGATGCGTGTAAAAATCGTGAAGAACGATTTAAAGAAAAATCACCGTCAAAATTGCCATCTAATCCATATAAGGCATTAAAAGAATTAGATTCATTAGAAAATAAATTATTGCAACAATTAAAATTATTAGAAACTAAGCGACAATTAAAAATACAAGAATTTAATAAAACATCATCAAAATCAAAAAACCATTTAACACCTGTATTAAATAATAAATCTACATTATTTTTGCAAGATCGCATTAAAAATTATAAAATATTTAGTAATTATATTAATAATAGTAAGAAATATTCAAATAATTGTTTAAGTATTTATAAAATAATTAATGACAGACCAATATATAGAATAGGTAATCGTATTATTTTAACTCGGCAAATTGGAAGTGATAGTGTTTATGGAGTTGTATTTTATTCCTATTATCGTAAAAAAGAAATGGACAGTTTTTCTGAAAACATCGTATTTGCCACAAAACTTTTAGATAAATCAAATCATAATAATATCGAATATTTAATATTAGAAGAATTAACTCATTATACTTTAAATACTGGTTTTATACATTTTCCATTAACTTATGGTTTATTAAAATGCGATCAACATTATACCCGAAGTAAATATTTAAGTGAAAAAAATAAATCAATAAAACATATATCTGATATTGATAAATATATGCCAAAAAATATTGTTAATATAAATAATATATATATAATATTGAATGAATTGGCGAATGGTGATTTGGATAATTTTGTTCAATTATATTATAATAATGATGAATATATATCAAATATATTAATACAAATATTCATATCTTTGATGTTTTTTTATAAAACAATTAATGCATTTCATGCAGATGCTCATAATGGTAATTTCTTATTTCATAAAATTAAACCAGGTGGCTATATTCATTATAATATTTATGGTGTTGATTATTATTTAAAAAATATTGGATTTGTATTTGTAATATGGGATTTTGGATTAATAAAACCATTCTATAATAGTAATATAATTAATAATAATAAATATGGATATTTTAATAATGACTTTGAGCGAATAACATATGATTTTGAAACCGTTATTAATGCTTTTAAAAATAAAAATAATGGTGGATGGGTTGAGAATAAATATCCAATATCCACTAACATCACATATATGATTAATGATTTATATACATTATTACATTCATATATTACATATGATGTATTGAAACTACCAGAATTAAATATAGCATTATTAACATATTTAACAACAAACGTATCGTCATTATCAACTAGAAGACCTAGTAATATTATAAATACAAATCCATTTGTACTAAATTAAAAATATATTTGTTTATATTTAATTGAATATCTCTAAAAAAATGATTTTAATATATATATTTATTTTTATAGCTAAATCGAGAGTATTAAGTTATGACCACCACCTGCAATTTAAACTGTGTTTGTGTTGATTCAGAATGTTCTTATAATCATTACATTTCATATAAGGAACGAAAGATTGTCAGGAATTTCTATGACGCGATTTCTAACAAATCAAAGGATGAGCCTAATCCTGAGACGCGTAAGAAAAATTGCACTTTCGGGCAATTGTGTGAAAAGGAAAATTGCGGGTTCAGACATCGCCTCTCGTTCGCAAATCGCGAGAAACTCATCGTCTCGTTTCGCTTCAATAAGATCTGTCCTCCATCCAAACCAGTAGTTGCTAAGACTGTTGCCGCTCCCAAACAAACCAATATCTTCTTATGCCTCGAAGATGATGTGGTTGAAGAAGAGATTATCGAAGTTGCACCTGCTCCAGTTGTTGTGAAACAGCCGAAGTTCGAGAAGTCATGGGTTTCTGTTGTGTCTGCTCCTCCTCCTGTGCGCAAGGTAAATTTAACTGCTGAAACGTCTCGCTGGGAAGATTTAGACGATGACGGTTTCTATATGAAGTTTTAGACGAATTCGAAGATATAAAAGTCAAAATTATTTTTGGCTTTTCATTATAATAGTCGAAAATAGATTTGAGTAAATTTAAAACAACATTTATAAAAAAATGATAAATAATAGTAATGAACTAATCATACAAAATGGAAGGCTCGTTGTACTATTCTGGTTCTGGCTATTATTTGATTAATTCAGTTGCATCTTTTAATGTAATTGTTGTTGAATTTGAAACATTCAGTAGTAAATTTATTTCTAAAGAAAATTTACATCAATTTGATGAAATTAAATTTAATGCAAAAAATGTGAAAAGTATTTTAGACAATTACAGCGAATTTAGAGATCATATTGATTACGATCTTCTCGACGATTATAATGAACTAATATTTAATCAAAAGTTCTATATCGTCAAAAATTGGACTGGTCTTTTCAACTTCGTTGCGTGCAGGTTCTAATTTAATATCATATATATGCTAAAACTTTTTGGCATTTTATTTAAAATTAATAAATCCAGAATTTAGTTTTTTATAAAAAAAGAATATAAAAGCCATTAATTAAATTGTTACAAAAAAATTTATTTGAAAATGCCAAAATAAATTTTGACATTTATATCCATCCCTCTAACTTTTTTTACAACTCATTCACGTCGATGAAATTGGTGAAATCAATTTCACAAGTCTTGTTTTTGCACCGCATCCTACCATGATAAACCTCGTCATACATAATCGCGATTTTGTTGCGAATCGTAAAATCTCTGAAATCATCACTCCAGCAAGTCATCGTGAATACTAAACGAATAATTTCGTCGCTTTTGTTGTAACACACGAATAAGTGTTTGGATGGATAATACTTAATCGTGATATCGATTTCGCGACGTGTGTATGGTTCAAGAAACATATTTTTTGCCTCATCGTATTCAGCTTCAAACTGCAGACCACCGTAAATATAAGTGTCATCATTCATTTCTAAACCGAAAGAGTAAATCATTATCTCTTTGACCTATAAGAGGTGAATGATATTAATAATTCCAAAATCATTTTTTATAATAAATCAATAAAATTAATACATATATATGCTAAAACTTTTTGGCATTTTATTTAAAATTAATAAATCCAGAATTTAGTTTTTTATAAAAAAAGAATATAAAAGCCATTAATTAAATTGTTACAAAAAAATTTATCTGAAAATGCCAAAAATAAATTTTGACATTTATATCCATCCCTCTAACTTTTTTTACAACTCATTCACGTCGATGAAATTGGTGAAATCAATTTCACAAGTCTTATTTTTGCACCGCATCCTACCATGATAAACCTCGTCATACATAATCGCGATTTTGTTGCGAATCGTATAATCTCTGAAATCATCACTCCAACAAGTCATCGTGAATACTAAACGAATAATTTCGTCGCTTTCGTTGTAACACACGAATAAGTGTTTGGATGGATAATACTTAATCGTGATATAGATTTCGCGACGTGTGTATGGTTCAAGAAACATATTTTTTGCCTCATCGTATTCAGCTTCAAACTGCAGACCACCGTAAATATAAGTGTCATCATTCATTTCTAAACCGAAAGAGTAAATCATTATC